TTCTGAGCACCATAATCAATCTCATCAATACACAGAACAGCACCTTGCCGTGCAGCAGTAGTCACAGGACCATCACGCCATTCCATATTGCCATCAATCAACACATAGTTACCAAGCAAATCACTCTCATCGGTTTCAGGTGTCATTGATACGCAAACAAACTTGCGTTTTGCCTTAGCACAGGCCTGTTCAATTGACATGGTCTTACCGTTACCAGAATGACCTGAAATGAAAACAGGAAAGAAACGCATTGATGAAATGATTGACAATACATCTTCAAAGTTACCAAATGGCACATAGTTTTTGTATGCAGTTGGTACCAGATTTGTTTCATCAAGGTCGGTCGTAACATTACTAATACGATGGTTTGATTTTTCAACAGGTTTAACCATAGGAATCACTTGAGCTTGTAGAGCAGGAATTGTATTTACACTTACACCAGGTACAAGATACTGACCGCGACCAACACGGTTAGATTCGTCTTTGGTGAAAAATTGGGTTGATTTAAGACCAAGTTTGGTTGCAATTGATTTGATTTCCGTTTTGCTGACGGTCTGTTTACCAGTAGCAATAAGGGCATCAAAGAACTTTTGTTTTTGTTCGGCACGACTAATCATAATGTAAAACTCCTATCAAAGAAAATAATTATATCAAAAAAAACAAATGTTATGCGGCAATACCTTGGATGAACCGAGATACCAACACACGATTTATTGCCCGCTTCTTATTGTATTTGGCAAAGGCTGATGCCAGTTTACGAGCAGTAAATTTACCTTCTACTTCAATACCATCTTCATCATTGGTGGTAAGTTCTTCGCCGCCAGAAATGAAGAAAAAGTTTTCATAACCTGGTATTTTACTTGCAAGAAATTTTTCATCTTTAAATTGTTTCTGCATGACTTTTAGGTATTCATAAGCAGCTTCAGGCCCAATTTCTGATTGAATTTGCCAATATGTTTTACCTTGGTTATTGATATACCGATTTCTGAGCACATACTTGCTTTCACCACGACCAGCTACAATAAAGAAACCAAACACCCGAGAACCTGTTACTTTGTGAAACCACAACAAGGTGTTCTTAGAAACATCTTCATTAGGAACTGTAATTTTGGTCTCAAATTTATTTTGACGGTCACGCATCACATAAACTTTATTATCGCTATACCAATTTACACCCAAACATTTTTCGGTTTGATTAGTTTCACGATTTATTTTTTCACTTTCAATCCAATAATTGTTTAGACCATCAGCATCACCGTCATGCACAATTACCAAACTGGTAATATCCAGATTATTAGTTCGCTTAAAGTCTTTCATAACTTCAGCAGCTGCAACAATTGCTTGCGTCATTGGCGTGTTGTTCAATTGCTCTGAATCAGGTCTTGTTGAATACCGATAATTAGATTCTTTATAACAGTCCATAAGCAAACACATATTCTTTAACGCAATTGTAAATTCAGCATTAGACATTTTAGAATTAAGGTATTCACGCAAATGAACATTATCAAACTTCATTTCACCAAAGTTTTGAGTGAAGCAGTTGTGTTTACCACTATAAATGTAATCTTTCTTAAACTGTTCAATCTGCTCATTACTTTTATAACCAAGGTCCATGGCACGAACATGAACAGATTCGGTAAAGCCATACACAACAAAAGGAATGTTCACTTTGCGGCAGAACATTGACAATACCAAAATTTGTTCAATAGAACCAGACATATTCTTTGACATAGAACCTGAACGGTCAAGTAACAGCACAAGACCGTGACTCTTACCTTTTGGTGTCAACATCACTTTGCGGAAAATGTTGTCATCAAATTTGTAGGATGAAAGTTTGTTAATGTCAATGTCACCTGTGTCAGCCAGTTTAGATTTACTAAAGGCCTTAGCAGCCTTACGCATTTCAAATTCTTTGGCAAGCAGACTGATATACCGCTCATTACGGCGTTTGAAATCATTCAACAGCTCCATAGCTTTACCAGGTTCAATGTATTCTTCTTTGGTATAGTATGCGTAAGCTTTTGTCATCAGACCTTGCACTCGCTTGGCAGGTGTAATAATGTTTTTGAGGATTGGTTTAGGAATATCCACATAAACATATTCTTTAGACTTGTCATCAAGCAACTGCACTTCATTACGGCGATAGCTTTCATCCGTCATGCAGGTTGGATCAAACTGGTCTTTTTCGCCAGGGTGTGAATCTTTTTCGTGCTGAATGTATTTGCCAGAATCTACTTCACTATCAGAGCGCTCTTCATTACTTGCTTGACTACGCTTTGATTGTGTTTCGCCTTCTTCAAACTCATCTTCACCAGCACTACCTTCACCTTCACCATTTTCATCATCTTCAGCAAAATCATAATCGGTATCGGCATAATCTTCTTCGTGTTGCTCATCATCTTGAGCCATTTGCTTCATCATTTCATCATAATACTGAAGCGCCATTTCATGCTGTTCATCTTTTGAATACTGATAGATTTTGTTTGTAATGCGAACAACATCTTCCCAAGTTTCTGCTGCTTGCACTTCTTTTACAAGCAATTCTTCTTGAGCAGTAAACCGAATCCATGCGGCAGACCATTGTGATTTGCTATACAGATTAAGGCGGTCAATAAATGGCATTTCATTTACATCACGGCCTTGGATGCCAAAGAAATCACGCAGGTTAAGTTCCTGATAACCCATTCTGAAAGAGCTATTCAGACCGGGATATTTCCGCTTAACTTTTTTCTCAATGCGGGCATCTTCAACAACATTCAAAAAGTTTTTGTAGTTTTTATTTTTGTCGGCATCGCTGACTGCATCGTGCCAACCTTCAGCTGGTGTATACAGAGCATGACCAACTTCGTGACCGACCAACAGGTCATACATAATGCCTGTCATGTTTTGCCAGATAGGCAGATATAGAATACGGTTCTTAGGATCAAATTTAGCAGTATTAAGCTTCTGATGTTGAACCGTAAGATTCTCGGTAGCAAGAAGCTTTGCTAATTGTGATTTTTGTTCGGCAGTAAAAGACATAATACCCTCACTCATTATTATTTAACCATTATAACACCATTTGATAGGTTTGTCAACCGGTTTGTTGTTTTTTTACAACAGTATTAGGCGTAAACCTGGTCTATGTTAGTGACCACTTACTTAAAGGGATGGAGCGGTTAACAGGAGTTAAACCTGTCTACCTACGGGGGTAGGCTGTCTCGGACTCACCGCATGAAAGGACATTATACGCTAATTATCTGCCAACCTGGATAAGATATTTAGCTTTTGTTTCTTCCCATGATAACACGGTAAGGTCATCATAGAAAAGGGTATCAGAAGAAACACGGCCTTTTTTCACCAACTGTTTGATTCTTGGTTTGGCGTGCTTCTCTTTCCATACATTACTTAGTGCTTCTACATCAGTATTAAACAACTTTTTCATATCTTTGCCGTCACATTCGCCGCGGAGAAATTCACAAGTCTTGTCATACAATGGCGAATAATAAATGCCGCGAGCGTGTTCAGAGCGAATCATTTCTTTTGGCACTTTGAGTTTAGCATATGCAAAAGATAATGACCTGTTCTTGTGGTCTCTTTTGTGTGGTTGACCACTTGGTTTCTTCGCAACATACCATTCAAAATACTTTCGTGTATGATTTACTTTTAACCATTCACGAATCATATACCGTGTTTCTTGCAACGGCTCAAACGATACTGAACCTGAGGTAAAGCCCATCGGCTGCCAAAAATCCAGATTATCGTATTGGGACAACCCACCAGCTTTTGTTTTACCATAAAGTGATGTTGTTGTAATACTGACCAACTTATCGCCGTATAGTTTTTCCCACAGTTCTTGTATGGGTGTGGCTAAACAAAGCAAAGCCAACAATTTACCACCAACATAATTAAAACCAAGAGGCTGCAATGGCACAATTGTAGAACCAATTGCAGTATGGTTAATCATATTGCCCTGCGTTTTCTTTTCTCTTGACCAACCGATAAAGTTATCTCTTGGTGTTAGGTCAAGGAAATCAGATGAAATACAAATGACACCAAGAAACTTCTGTGTTGGCTTATCTTTTACAATGAAGTTTAGATTGCGACCAATGTTAGCATTGTTTTTCATTGTAGACGAAAAGGTACGAATACAATTCCACAATTCAGGTAAATCATCTTGTTTATTTGCATAGACCAGTTCAGGTTCTAATGCCAAATATGCATCAGGATCATTTGGCAACCAAAAGTTATCTTTAATCTTTGCAATGGCTCTGCGTTGCTTCTCATCTTCTAAAACTCTTTGTTCGCCATCCCACAAATCGTTGACAACAACTGATGGGTATTTCTCTTGCACTTCACACCATTTTTGAAACAAAGTATATTCTTTTACATCCATTTGAGAAACATAAGATAGTTCTTTAATGGTACGCTCACGCAATTCATCTTCTGTAAAGGTCAGCGGTTCAATTGGCGTTTGGTCTTGCCACTTTTGCCATTGTGTTTCTACATCATCTTTTGGATCAAACGAATATGCCATTATTTTTTCTTTTGATTACGAATAATTTTCTTTACAAGTTTTTCTGCTTTTTGCCTGGCCATCTGAAGTGCAACAGGTTTTACATGAGAAGTATAACACACACCGTTCATGTGGTCAAGTTCATGTAGGTAACAACGAGCAGTTATGCCCTCAAATTTGTTTTGTTGTAATTGACCATCTGCATCGGTATACTCTGCGATAATCCATTTCGGTCGTTCAACCTTTAATTGCAACCCAGGAAACGAAAGACACCCTTCAATGGCAATCTCCGTTTCTTTTGATTGCTCAATTACTTTTGGGTTGATGCAAGCAATAAAGAAATCTTCAGAACCCATAACAAACAGCCGATGCATTACACCCACCTGATTTGCAGAAAGACCAATGCCGCCATAAAGCTTCATGGTCATTTTCATTCTTGCAATCAAGGTATCAAGCGGTGTGTTTGGCAATGGCGTCTTGTATTCTTCAAGCGCCATCTTTAACATTGGGTGAGTTTCACTTAGAAGTGGTAATGGATCAATCCGTTCTTCTTTAAATATACCGGATGTGGTATCAATGATTAATGTTTCACTCATTTTATAATCCTTGAAAAGTTCTTTTCTTTTTCAAAACGAATCACATTCATAAATTTATCTTGTAGTATGTCACCCTTGTGGCTAATTACAAATAGGTTTACATCTTCAAGCATTTGTAATATTTTCATCAGTTCTTCTGTGCCATTTGCATCAAGGCTTGAATCAAATGTTTCATCAAGTATAAGTAGATTGGTATTAGAAGAGTTCTTTAGTTTTGCAATAGCTCGCCATGTTAACATCAATGCCATATCAATTCTTTGTTTCTCGCCCTCTGAAAAGTTATGATATGAAAACTCATCACGATATCTTGACTTGATTGTTTCTCTAAATGATTCATCAAGATTGAAATTGACAAAGAAATCTAATGATGCTAAATACTTATTTACTAACTTATTGATGATTGGCAAATACTGGCGAACAATCTTAGTTTTAATACCAGTATCTTTTAACAATGCAGAGGCGGCCTCATAGTATGATTTCTGTTCTATCAGCTCTTTTAATTCATCTTGCATACCTGTCAACTGCACCTTCAATTCTTTTAACTCTCGCTCTTCTTCTTCTGTTGATAGGTTAACACCTTGAAGTTCTTCAATCTGCTTTCGTAAACGAGCAATCAATTTATTTGTTTCTGTAATTGTGGTATTGTGAGTAGCAATCTCAACTTGTTTTCTATTAATAAGTTTTTGTTTCTCATTAATATCATTAAGCTTTTCTTGTTCTTCATTTAACTTTTGTTCTAATTGTGATAGACCGTGTTCGCACTCACCAACCTTGGTATTGAGGGTTTTAAGCTCTTCTTCTTTAAAAGAACTGGCAATGGCTTGCCGACAAGTTGGACAATCGTCATGTGATTGAAAAAAACTGATATCTTTCTTAAATTTGGATAGATTGCTTTCAATTTGTGATTCAAGTTTTGTAATCTTCTTGACCTTAGCCTCTGCATCAATTTTATTCGCAACAACCAGTTGGAGTTCTTCTGTCTCGGTGGTAAGGGTCGCAACATTCGTGAGTAAGGTGGATATGGTATCACTATGACTCTGTATCTCATTCTCATATTCTTTTACCTTTTCATTTTGATTTTGCTTCTTATCATCAAGGTGTTTCTTTTGTAATGCATACTTTTGATTTGCAAGTTCAATCTCATACTTTTTATTACTGGTCAAATCTTTATTGTTGGTCATTCTTTCTTTTACCAAACCGTTCATGGTGGAAAAGATTTGTATGTCAAGTAAATCTTCAATGATATTTCTTCTATCAGATGCCGATAGCTGCATGAATGGTGTAAATGAAGCAGAACCAAGAATTACAATCTGTGTAAATGATTTATAATTCATCTTCAAAATAAACTTCTCAAGGTATTCTTGGTAGTCTCTTGAAGCTGCTTCTTGATTTAAGAGTTCACCATCTTGATAGATTTCAAACACATTTGGTTTGATGCCTCTTACAATCTTATATGATTTGTTACCAGTATCAAACTCAACTTCTACAACACAGTCTTTGCCATTAATACTGTTAAGAAGTTGTGGCTTATTAATGTTGCGAAATGGTTTACCAAAAAGACCAAAGCACAACGCATCAAGCATTGTGCTTTTACCAGAACCGTTTTCACCCACTACAAGTGTGTTGTGTCGGTTGTTTAGTTTGATTTCAGTAAAGTAATTACCTGTTGAAAGTAAATTCTTCCAACGCACATGACGAAAAAGAATCATCTATCTAAATTTTGGTCCTAATATCCATACAACAACTGATTTGCGTCTGCCCTTTGTAACTGGTGCAACACGATGAATAGCAAACGAAGGAAAGAAAATCATACGGCCTTTTTTCAGTTCTACCGTTTCAGCATCTTTTTCTTGGCCTGAATTGATTTGAAAATCGCCACCTTCAAAATCTACACCAGGTTCATTCAACAACAATGTAATTGAAAGTTTTCTGGTTTCAACCATGTCATTTGGAAGATTTTGACCCATGATTGTATCTTGATGAAAGTCATATCTTCCCTGTTCAAAATCATCATATTCGGTGTATTGAAATGTATCATAGCCATTCAAATCAAAATTATAAAATTGATTGTTAATTTCTTGAATAACCCAATTCATTCTTTGGAAAATCCAAATTGTTTCTGGATCACCATAATTATGAAACTTTACATTTGATTTCCGAACATCTTCATTTGGTTTTTGACCAATTTCAACAGTATTATTAGATGTTTCTACACGACCAACTGTTGTGCCTCTTTCAACACCGGCCTTAGAAAAGTAATCGCACATTTTGTCCAATTCTTCATTGTTAAATGCGTTATCCCAATAACACCATGTATAAAACTTTCGCATCCTCTCATTAGGATTATTGTAAATTGTTTTGTAGCTATGACTCATTCTGCTCTCTCCGTATTCAATGCTTCAACATAGAGTTCTTGCATTACTCCTTTTAGTTTTTCAGGTTCAACATTAAGTGACAAATTATCAATATACTTAGAAAGAATTGTCATTGTATCTTCTGCTTGGTCTACAATATCTTGGTCATCGCCAACAATTGCTTCGCTGAAATCTTCAACGATTGATAGGTCTGCCACACCAACACGATAAATGTTATCAATAACACTATCAAATAAAAATGGATTTTGTTTATTCAATACTACAACTTTGATGTAGGCTTCTTTGAGAGAATCATAATCATATTTCTTCCAAAATTCAAAATCAGTTTCACCATCATCATAAGTTATTTTATGAAACATCTTAAATGGGTTCTGAATAAAATTCAGCTCTCTTGTGTCTGTGTCAAATATATGAAAACCTTTTGGATCACCATAGTCTGACCACATCATTTCGTATGGTATGCCAACATATGTTATCTGCCCATCACTTGATTTCAAATGAAAATGGCCAGACAATACGATATCATAACTTGAAAAGATTGATTTGTCAACACCCGTATCTGAAACTATGCCCTTTTGATGTTGAAAACCGTTTATGTCAAAGTGCCCAAAACAAACTTGTGAACCACTTACCTTTATCATTTCAAGAATTTCATTTTCATTGTCATCACAAATCCAAGGAACAATATCAATATCAAGGCCATCAAAATTTATTGTCTCAAACTTATCATACATGGTAACATTTTGATATTCGTTTAATAACAGGCCTGTGGAGTTTACCTTTAATGTGTTCTTAAAAGCCACATCGTGGTTGCCAAGAAGTGTATGAACTTTGATGCCCTCATTTTTACACTTTTCAAAAAAGTATTGACGGCACAAGTAAAGAGAATTGAAGTTAATGAATTTGCGGCGGTCAAACAAATCGCCCATTTGAAACACTTCTCTGATATTGTTTTCAATCAAAAAAGGAAAAAATACTTCATCATAAAATTTTTGAAAGTATTTGTGGAAGTCTAACGAATCACCTCTGGCTCCAAAGTGTGTATCACCAAGAATTGCTAATTTCATATAATTTGATTTTTAAATGCCTCTATTTCATCTTTCAATTTAAGTTTCTTTTTCTTTAACTCTGATACCAATCTATCTTCACCATAACGATTATACTGAACTTGTATTTCTTTGTCAAGGTCATCATGTAACTCTTGCAGGTGTTTTATATGGTGTTGAATCTTCAATTTATCCATTTTAACCCTTCAGAATCAATTTGTCAAGCATTATCTGGCAATTCTTTATCTAAAAACTTTTCAAGGCCTTTTGTTTTGCCTTCTTTTTTCTTGCGTTTGTTCTCTTCAAAATTGTGAATAAATTCTGATATGTTTTCATACAATTCAAATTGACGGTAATTACCATCTGAATCTTCTAACATTTCAAATTCATCAAGAACACCAATT